CCAATTTTCAGGGGGGGGGCAAAACTGATTTCAGAGCGTGCAAAGCAAATTCTTTTGTCCAAGGTGCGCCGACGAACAGGGGAGAAAAGGCTGAATCCAGAAGAAGCGCTTGTGGCGAAGGTGTTTTCAAAGCAACGGCAAAACGGTTTTGCAGCTTTTGGTGCATGGGATTACAAGGTAAGCAGGTTGGGGCATTTTTTCGAGCGTGGCACAAAAAAGATGTCCGCGCGCCCGTTTTTTAGGCCAGCAGTTGACACGATGAGGTATGCGGCGGCGAAACATATTCGCGCTGGCCTTAGAAGGCTAATTGGAAGGGCTGCAAGGTGAAACTCGGCGAAGCAATATATTCAAGCCTAAAGGCAGACACAACCGGCGTATACGCTCGAGTGGCTACGCGGATATATCCGCTCATGGCGCCGCAGACGGCCGCCGCACCGTTTCTTACGTATCAGCAAATAAGCAGTCCGGGCTACCGAGCTTCTGTCGCTGATGCAAATATCCGGTCAGACCGCTTACAAATTGATTGCTATTCGACATCTCTTTCAACCGTGCGGGCGCTTGCAGACGATGTTAGATACCGATTGCGCGATCACATGGGCACGTTTCCGTCTTCTTCGGGAATTGCCGTGCAGCGCATATTTTTTGACAACGAAACAGAAATGATCGAGCATGATGAGGATATGTCCGTGCCTCATTATCGCGTCTCGCAAGACTACATTTTTTGGTGGAGTAGCTAATGGCTGAACAGGTTTTTAAACAGTGCAAGATTTACATCGACGGAAACGACATCGGCGGCAAATTCAATGAAGTGACGATCAACCGAATGGCCGACATGGTTGACCGCACTGCTTTCGGGTCGTCTTTCAGAAAACGGCTTGCCGGTCTACAGTCTGCGGACATATCCGGTGGCGGGTTTTTTGACGCCACAAGCGAGACTTCTGTTGATGACGTGCTTTTCGACGAGTCGGGGTCTTCGTCCGTGCTGGTTGTGGCGCCCGGGTCGAGTGCTACCGGCACAGCTTTTTTCTGCGACCAATTTGTGGGCGAGTACAGCCACGGCGGCAACATCGGAGAAATGCACGGATTTAACTTCGCTGGGCAAGCTGATGCGGCTCTGGTGCGCGGCAAGATAGCCCAAATTGGCACCATAAGCGCTTCGGGCGACGGGACGGCTGTTGAGCTTGGCGACAACTCCACCAAAAAGGTATGGGCCGCTGTGCAGTACGTTTCGCTTTCCAGGAGCACGGCTGAGGTGTCTGTCGAAATCCAGGCGGACAGTGCTTCCGGCTTTGCTTCGCCAACCACCGTCATGTCGTTTACATCGGCTATATCGGCAAACACTGCAAGTATTTCTTCGACGGCTCTTGGTTCAACGGACGAATGGTATCGTGCAATCGTGGTAGGGGGCGCCACGTCAGAATCTTTTACCGGATGTATTGCAATCGGCGTTTTGTAAGGAGACAAGACAATGGCTGAAAAAGTAATGGTCAACCCTTATTTGCTCATCGGGACTTCCGCTGCTCCCGACAACCTGACGGACCACGTTCGGGCGGTAACGCTCAACTACACCGTTGAGTTGCAGGACCGGACCTATTCCGGGTCCACGTTTCGGCGCAGAATTGCCGGGCTGAAAGACTGGACAGCGACGGTGGAGTTCAACCAGGACTTTGCGGCAAGTGAAGTCGATGCAACGCTGTGGGATCTGGTGGGCAGCACCGCAAACCGCATGGTCATCAAGCCGACCACGGCTGTTGTGGGTGCCGGCAACCCACGGTTCACCGGCAACGCCATGCTCGAATCCTATCAACCACTGGGCGGGTCTGTTGGCGACCTGATGACCGTTAGCGTGACTTTTCAGGGCAACGGCACACTGACCCGTTCGACTGCTTCAACCTAATCAGCAAGGGGGCTTTATGAGTATCGCAGACAAAGTAAGGGAAGTGCAGGACTGGCAGGGCGAGCAGGTAGAGCCGTGGCCGGGCATTGTTATCGAGGTCCGCACCATGAGCGCGGCCGGCCGTATGCGTGCGGCTGAGTTTGCTGCCAACAAAAACGGCGAGGTAAACAACCTCAAGTGGAATCGCGCCGTTGTGGCAGAGTGCTGCTACGACCCGGAGACGGGCGAAAAAGCGTTTAGCTACGAAGACACCGAATGGCTGTTTGACAAAGGCGCCGGACCTGTGGCTATCTTGCAGCAAAAAGCGCTTGAGCTTTCCGGTCTTCTGGCGTCTTCTTTGACGGACGCGGAAAAAAACTTGCCTTCCGGGACCGATTCCGACGATTCTGCGTAGACCTCGCGGACAAGTATCGAATCCCGGTGTCTGAGTTGGGCAGGCGGTGGACATCAGCGGAGCTAACCGAGTTGATGGCGCTTTACAAAATTAAAAACGAAGAGCAACGGGCGCAAGCCGACAGGCAAAGAATGGCGGCGCGTTCCCGTAGCAGAAGGCGGTTTTAGTGGGCGTTCTTGACCGACTCCTTGTAGTCTTGGGTATGGACTCCCGGGACTACCACCAGGGCATAGACAAAGCCAAACGCGGCACAAAAGAGTTGAAGGGTTCTACCGCTGCGCTCGGCAAGGGGCTCGGTAGTCTTCGCAATATCGCTGTTGCGGCGTTTGCTGGGTGGGGTGTTACCGAGGTTACAAAAAGTATTATCCGCACCGGCCTTGAGGCAGAGCGCCTTACCGTTTCCATGAAGGCAAGCATGGGAAGTGCCAAGGCCGCCGCAGACGCCACCGCCTTCTTGCGCGACGAGTCTGAACGTCTTGGGCTTGTCTTTCAAGACCAGGTAAAAAGCTATCAGAAGATGTCCGCTGCTGCAAGGGGCACTGTTTTGGAGGGGCAGGCTCTTCGGGATGTGTATACCGGTGTCGCAGAAGCGGCAACGGCAATGCAGCTTACGGCAGATGATACCAAGGGCATTATGTATGCCCTGAACCAGATGATTTCTAAGGGCAACGTGCAGGCCGAGGAACTTCGCGGACAGCTTGGCGAGCGATTGCCCGGTGCTTTTGAGATGGCCGCCCAAGCAATGGGCGTTACCACTCAAGAGCTAAATAAAATGCTTGAGCAGGGGCAGGTGTTGGCGGCAGACCTGCTACCGAAGTTGGGAGAAGCCCTGCACGACCGGTTCGGGCAGGCGGCATCAGAGGCTGCGCAGACGGCCACAGCAGATATTAATCGACTCAAGTCGGCCATGTTTGAGCTACAGGCTGTTGTGGCGCAGTATTTAATGCCAGCGTTTCAGGGGCTAACAGAAGTTATCACAACAGCGGCCGAATTTTGGGCAGACCTTTTAGAGATGGAATCGGCCGGTGTTGAGGCGACGCTAACCAGACAGATCGCCGAGCTTGAGGAAAAGGTAGCACACCGCCAGACCCTGCTTGACAGCTACCTTGGCAATAACCCCGAAACGCTAAAGAAGCTGCAAGATAACCTAAACGGCGCACAAAAGATGCTTGACGCTGCGCGGGCATCGTTAAGCCAAACAAAAGCCGAGAAGCCTGCCGAGGCCGCCGCCCCCGTGGCGAGCCTTGTGGCGCCGCCCGTTGAGTCTACCGAAGAGGTTGACAAGGACTACCAAAAAGCGCTTGAAAAGGCCCAAGAGTTTACCGACGAGTTTTTAATGGCCAAGCAAGAGCGCACAGATATGGAAATCGCGCTTGAGTCCGAGCGACAGACCATTCTCTCCGAGATGGAAGCGGCTCGGCGCGAAGCAGAGATGCAAGCGCTTACCGAAAGCGAAGAGTACCGGCAAACAGTTGAACAAGGAGCTCACGATGCGGCCTTGGAACGAATTAACACCAGAACCGAGCTTGAGGTTGACGCTTCGCTCAAAAGGATACAAGCAGAACAACAGGAAGCTGCGGCCCGCAAGAAGCTGCAGGATCAGGTAACAAAAAACGCTATATCAAACACCATTTATGCCCTCAAGTTTTTTGGCGAAAGCTCCGAGGCTGCCTTTGCTGCTTTTCAGGCTGTAAGCATTGCCCAGGCAATAGTTGATACACATGCTGCAGCTATTGCGGCATACAAGGCAATGGCCGGCATTCCCATTGTTGGCCCTGCCCTTGGCGCTGCGGCTGCGGCGGCTGCTATTGCATACGGAATGGCGCGGGTTTCTGCAATCTCTTCAATGTCGCCGGG